CAATAAGAACAAGACCACAAAGGATGGCTATCAATCCTACTGTAAGCCCTGCAAGTCAGCGGCGAACAGAGCACAACCTAATCGTCCGACGATAGGAAGACGACAGCGTTTACGTAGATACTACGGTATGTCCTTGGAAGACTACGACAGAATGGCTAGCGAACAGGACAATAGGTGTGCCATATGCAAGAGAACAGCAGAGGAAGCACCGACACACCATAATCGGTTATGTGTAGATCACAATCACGATACAGGCTCTGTCAGAGGACTGCTATGCAACGCTTGCAACACATCCATTGGAAAGATGCAAGACAACCCTAAGCTGCTGCGAGCAGCGGCAGAATACTTAGAGGAACACGGATACTATGGATAGCGAAGACATATTCAAGGACATGCAAGACGGCACCCCGACGTTTGACGAGCAGGATCTAGTCGCGTGGGTGATTGACAAGTGTAACGACTGGGAGGCTCATTACGAGTCCAACTACGCCGAGAAGCACAAAGCGTACATGCGGCTGTTCCGTAACGAGTGGAGCAAGGAAGACCAAGAGCGGTCGTCTGAGCGCTCCAAGCTGATCGCCCCTGCGTTAGCCCAAGCGGTAGAGTCTAACGTCGCCGAGGTCGAAGAGGCCACGTTTGGTCGTGGGAAAATCTTTGACATCAAGGACGACGTAAACGATCAAGAGACTCAAGACATAAGCTACCTACGCGCCAAGCTGCATGAAGACTTTGCGCTGGCCCGTGTGCGGTCGTCAGTGGCCGAAGTGCTCATCAACGCAGCAGTGTACGGCACAGGCATCGCCGAAGTGGTCCTAGACGAAGTTAAGGTCTATGAGCCAGCTACGCAGCCCATGATGGACGGAGCCCTGCAAGAGATTGGCGTTAACGAAACCCTAAGGACTATCGTACGCCTGAACCCCGTACAGCCACAGAACTTCCTGATAGACCCAGCAGCCTCGTGTGTCGATGAGGCAATCGGCTGTGTGATCGATGAGTTCGTATCGCGGCACATAGTCGAGGAACTACAGGAGAATGGTGTCTACCGTGACTCTGAGTTCATTGGCGACGCAGCGACTGATGAGGCCATTGAGTTCGAGCAGGACACACATACACGCCCGTCTGATCGAGTGCGTCTGAAGAAGTACTACGGAAAGATTCCTAGAGAACTCCTAGAGGCCGCAGGTGCGGACCTAGACGATGTAGAGCCCGGACACTACGTAGAGGCTATTGTTATTATTGCCAACGAGGGAACCCTCCTGAAGGCAATTCCGAACCCCTACATGTGCCAAGACAGACCCATCGTGGCATTCCAGTGGGACGTAGTGCCCAGCACATTCTGGGGACGAGGAGTATGCGAAAAGGGATACATGAGCCAGAAGGCACTAGACACGGAGCTGCGCGCACGTATCGACGCTCTCGCCCTTACTACGCACCCAATGATGGCGGTAGACGCTACAAGAATCCCAAGAGGACATAAGCTAGAGATACGTCCCGGCCGTATGCTGATGACTAACGGCAACCCAGCCGAGGCGCTAATGCCTTTCCGCTTTGGGGAACTCAATGCCGTCACCTTCCAGCAAGGGGCAGCGTTGCAGCAGATGGTCAGCCAAGCGGCTGGCGCTGGAGACGGATCAGTTCCAACGGTACAGAACGACGTAACCGCTGCGGGCATGTCGATGTCCCAAGGGGCTATCGTCAAGCGGCAGAAGCGTACGCTGGTGAACTTCCAAGAGAACTTCTTGATTCCGTTCGTACGCAAGGCAGCTCACCGCTACATGCAGTTCGACCCGGACAACTATCCGGTTAAGGACTATAAGTTTACACCCTACAGCTCACTGGGTGCTATGGCCCGCGAGTACGAGGTAGGCCAGCTGACACAACTGATGCAAGTAATCCCACCTGACTCACCCGCCCACGGCGCAGTGGTCAAGGCGATCATCGAGCATCTGAACGTGTCTAACCGTGACGAGATCATGGCAGCTATTGATGCAGCGAACCAGCCAGACCCAGCAGCACAGCAGGCGGCACAGCAGCAGCAAGAGATGCAGATGGCAATCACCCAAGGACAGGTGAGCTTGCTTAACGCGCAGGCCGCTGAGTCGCAGAGCCGTGCCCAGAAGTACGCTGCTGAGACGCAGCTTGCTCCTCAAGAGTTGGCGTTGAAATACGCAGACTCAAACAAGGATGGGCAGGTAGACGCTGACTTCGAGAAGCGGGTACGCATGGCCGAGTTGCTGCTCAAGGAGCAGGAGCTACAGCTCAAGCAGGACACCGCGATGGAGCAGACCAAGGCTAAGGCCGAGGCAGAGCTAGTCAAGCAACTGATGGGGGACGCTGAATCCAAACAGGCCCCACAAGCTCCTCAGAGGCCCGTAGAGGGCGTTTAACACCAAACCAAGGGGTTGGCCTAGGCTGCCCCAAACCCCTCTTAGAACGCCATACAGGAGCCTACAGAGCATGATTGACAGAAGGAAACCAATATGAGGTGGCAGCCGGGATTATTTGACGCACAGGGAAGCATGAGACAAGGAAGGGATGCCTTCCAAAGGGTCCAAGAGCTTCGTGCAGCTAACAGACAACAGATGCCTATGGGCAGACAACCGGGGCCTATGCCGGGATTACAGCCAATGGCCCCACAGACGGGTGGGCCTATGCCTGCGCTACAGCCCATTGGCGCGTCCACGGGCGGTCAGATGCCTACGCTAGGCAATCCAATGCCCTCCGTCGGAGGAGGTCAGCTGCCTGCGCTACAGCCTATGAGTCCTGTTACCGGAGGACAGACACCTACGCTAGGCGGCGGGATGCCAATAGCGCAGACAGGCGGAGGCTTTCAAGTCAACACACCAGAAGGACGCCCAATGGGCCCTGCTGGATTTCCTATGGCACAAGCACAGCCATTCCCCCCAATGGGTAACGGAATGCTCGCACAGCCTCAGGTACTCAACCAAGCAAACGTTTGCCCAACATGTGGCAAGCCTAGGTAAGACAAACACAAAGCGACCTCAAGGAGATAATCGCAATGGTAGACCAACGTAAGTTCGACGAGCTAGTAGAGAATACAACCAAGTACCTAACCGATACGCTTAAGCGCCTCAGTGCGCTAGAGGATCGCGTAAAGGAACTTGAGCAGAAGAAACCACTGTCACGCACCCGAAAGGACAATGCCGATGAGTGAAGAAGATAAGAAGTTCTTCGAGAGCTGCCGTGAGTTATTCATGTGCGAAGGATGGGGTGTGTTCCTCAACGAGGTGCAGAACGTCATCGACACAATAGACATAGGTAGCATCCCTAGCTCTGACGAGTTCTGGCGTTGCAAGGGTAAGCTAGAGATTCTCAGGCTTATCGTAAACTGGGAAGCCTCCGTTAAAGCCGCTGAAGCAATGGCCGAGGAGGAACAGTGAGAAAGCAGTGTAGTAAATGTGGCGAGATTACAGACAACTTTGGGCGTAGCTCTAGCTCGTCTGATGGTCTGCGCTCTCAATGTAAGCCCTGCGATAGTAGTTATTCCGCTTTCCGCCAGTACGGAGGAGAGTCTAAGCGCGCATATAACCTTATGCGTAAGTACGGAATTACACTGGAAGAGTACGACAATATGCTGGAGGATCAGGGAGGGTGCTGCGCTATATGCAAGTCCACCGACCCGCTCGGCAGTAGGTTTGTGGTAGATCATAACCACGACACCGGAGACGTTCGTGGCCTTCTGTGTAAGAATTGCAACACAGGCATAGGACTTCTCAAAGACAGTCCAGAGGTTCTCGTGTCGGCGGTTGACTATCTACTAGAGCGAGGCAACTATGCGAAAGATATTTGACGTACGCTGTACTGATCCTGAGTGCGGCGAAGTAACTGAAGTGTTTGGCAGGAGCGAAGACCCATTCCGGTGCGGAGCCTGTGACAAGCCTGCCAAACGCATCATAAGCCCTATACGTTGTCAGCTTGAGGGAGTGTCTGGGAGTTTCCCCGGTGCTTCATTCAAGTGGGAACGTGATCACATTAGGGCTGGCAAGAACAACGGATAAGCCTTTTAGGTCCCGTATCATTTAACCATATCCCCCGCATAGCGGACAAGGAGTTTTCATGGCACGTTTAATAGACGCCGAAGTAGTAGACACAGAAGAGACAACCAACCTGAATCACGAGGACGATAACGATACTGAGCACATGGA